GTCGCTAACTATGAGGGTCAACTTCGAGAATGGCTGCTTGCAGAAAAGAAAAAAGAAGACCGTACTCTAATAGATGAATCGCCGGGCACTACTCGCCTTCTCATGAAGGTAATGATGAAAAAGCTCAATGAAAAATACTCTAATATTTTGAATGATGATCAACGTGAAATCATCAAAGCTTACGCGTTTTCTGCTGCGCACGATGATCAAACGACTATTAAAAAGAAACTGGCATCAATCAAAGAAGGTCTTCTCGAGTCAATTGAAAGCTACTCTGATCAGAAAAAAGAAAATAAATTTCTCATTGATAAGATGCAGGACGTGAGAACAAAAATTTTGTCGGAGTCCCTTGACGAAGTCAATGATGACGTTGTTTCTAAATTCATGTTGTATTCTACATTACGCCACGAGCTCAGCGAGAGCGAAGGAGATGATAAATGAAAGATTTACGCCTGTTGAACTCTTATGACATCTTCGATTATACACCGGAGATGATAAAAGAGTCTAGAGAAAAAAATGGTGGTAAAGTAATGATGAAAGGTGTCTTACAAAAATCTGACACCCTCAATCAAAATGGTCGTATCTATCCGAAGTATGTTTTGGAGAGAGAGATTCGAAATTACCAAAAATTTATTATAGAAAATCGAGCTTTAGGAGAGTTGGACCACCCCGACTCCTCCGTCGTTAATTTGAAGAATGTTTCGCACATTGTTCGTGAAGCTTATCTCGAAAATGATGTTGTCTATGGAACTGTGGAGATTCTTGACACTCCTTCTGGCAAAATTCTGCAATCTCTTGTTGAGTCCGGCGTGAAATTAGGTATCTCATCTCGTGGAGTTGGATCTACAAAGAAGCAAGGAGACTACCATGTCGTACAAGATGACTTTCAATTAATTTGTTGGGACTACGTCTCTGAGCCGTCAACACCGGGTGCTTTCATGCTTCCAGAGGGTCGCAGGATTACTTCTGCTGAACTCCAAAAAGTCTTTAATAAATCAGATAGAATTGACAGAATATTAAATGATATAATTTCTTATGGAGGCAAGTGATGGGACTAAAAGATCCAAGAATCGGATATAATTCAGTAACTGAATTCGTGGGATCAGGTCTTCCATGGGTCATCACAGGTACTGCGGCTGCGACTGTTACTAAACATTCGTTCGATAAGGTTACGAAACATCTTAAAATTAGTAATTCAGCTGCAGCTGGTGATTATCTTAGAGTAGGATTTACTGAAAATGGTGTTAATGGCGTTGGAGCAAATTACTATTACAAAGTAAATGGAGGCCAAACGCTAGAATTGGACGCACGAATAAAAGAAATATTTATTAAGCGCGACGGTGCGACGGATGCAGCGTACAGCTTATATTGTGAACTTACGAACATAGACGCAGATATGATGCCAATCTTAACTGGTTCTATAGACGGTTCTACTTTCTGGAATGGTATAGGTTGAACATGGGTATTACTAAACAACAACTAAAGTCTATCGTTAAAGAGTGTTTGGTTGAGATTTTGGCTGAAGGTATGGGTTCTTCTACAGGCGCATCGATAAATGAAGCGGCTAGAAAATCGCCGACACACCCGCCCGTTTTATCGACTTCAAGTGTATTACGACAAAATGCATCAAAAATAAAGCTGCAACAAACTTCCGCGATAAAAGAAGCTATCCGCCGAGAAGCCGGCGGTAATGATGTAATGGCGTCTATCTTGGCTGACACTGCAGAAAAAACTTTGCCGACCATGTTAGAAAACGATAGAATGAAAGCACCGATGCCAAGTGGAAAAATAGAAAACTTGGTCGCTTCTCATAATCCAGAAGATTTATTTGGCGAAGAGGCTGCATCGAAATGGGCAGATTTAGCTTTTATGGGTACGTCGAAGAAATAATAATAATTTTTTCGTAATTCCTTTTTTTCAGAATATTTAGCAATGCTGTACGGAGAACACTAATGAAACTAACAAGCAATTTATTAAGGAAAATTATAGCTGAAGAAGTTGCCAAGTTCGGCGACATGGAATCAACTGAGGAGCGTGCTTCTGATGCAGAAGAAGTTGCCGCTGACGAGTTTGGTTCTGATAAAGCTCTTGAAAAAAAGATCGACTATATTAAAGCTCTTAAAATCGAAGAGACACGTCTTCGCAATAGACTTAAGAAAATAGTCGAAACACGAGCTCGCATCCTTCGTGGTATCTGACTTGATTATCCTTGAAAGGCGGTAATTATTATGGGAACACCAGGTAGCGGACGATATACAATTTATTTACCTACAAAAACTGCAAAACTTGACAGGCTGTCGAAGCTTTTCAAGGGAGGGTTAAATGGTCTATACGACGGAAAAGAAAATAATGCCGCTGCGGCCGAAGCAGCAGTCGCTGTTGCGAAAAACTTTATCAATGGACAAGGCGATAAAGAAATGTTTGGTAATGGAGTAGACCTTGGTTACGGAGTAAACAATGGTACGGTTCCAAACACCGCAGAGGTAAAATGGAATAAAGCAGGCGATCCTGCTAGCCCGTACTTCGCCGATCTTACTTCGCCAGGACCTGGTAAGACAGACGGCGTAGATAAAGATGCAGATCCAAAAATATCTCCCGAAGACATCAAGCAAAGCTTTGATACGAAAAATCCAAGCGTCAATACCACATCACCTTCTGCTACTGCTCCTAGACTTGGGACAGTATCTCTGGGCGAAAATTTACAACGCGGTAAAAGCTCAGTTGAATAATCAATATTCAAACGATAATTAAAAATAAGAGAGGCACTAGAAGGTATGTCGAAACAATTATATGAAGAGGCTTTAGCCGACGTAAAAAAGCTAAAAGAAATTGCTGAAGATAACGCCAAGAAAGCGTTAATCGAAGCAGTTTCACCGCGAATAAAGGATTTAATTGAAGCAGAACTTCTAAGAGAAGCCTCAGATGAAGAATCCAAGGAAGATATTCTTACTGACGACAGTTTGGAATCTACAGTAGTAGTGCCAGCGACCGATGAAGTACCTGTCGAGACTGATCCTAGCGTCGCTGCTGCAATGTCGTCGCCTGACGAAGAAGGAAAAGTCACATTAGATTTAGACGATATAAGCGTTGAACCTTCTACCGTCTATGATCAGTATGAGTTGAGCAACGAATCGATAAAATTGCTAAACCCGATCGTTGAAAAACTCAACGCGTCAACCGCTCTTAAGATAGAGTCAAAACTTTTTCAACTTAACGAAGCGGTAGAAAAGTTTTTGGAAGCTAGCATATCCATAAAGAAAACTGCTAACTACCAAAGAAAAATCTTAGAGATGGTCTCTGAGATTGAAACCGTTTATGAATACTTGCAGGAATCTGCAGGGAACCTTCAAGACAAAGGAGTCTACGAAGGAAAGTTAGAAAAATTATACCAACAACTCAACAAGCTCGTGGAGCGTTACAACATGAAAAAGAATCTTAAATCATTAACTGAGGCTGAAATAACTCTAAAACTCACAAACGTCCCCGACGAAGTAGGTGATCAATTAGACGATCTCGGCGTCGACCTCGTTACCGATGAAGCTGGCGAAGAACCTGCCGAAGAGGAATCTGAGGAAGGTGGAGATGAACTTGACCTCAGCGATGAAGAAGGCTCTGCAGGCGAAGGCGAGGAAGAAGGAGAATCCGAGGAGTTAGACCTCGGCGACGAAGAAGAAAAAGCTGAGGAGGCTCAAAAAATGGAATCAAAACGTTTAAGCTACAACACAATAGTAGAAATTGATGAAAACATGCTCCGTCGCGAAATAGCTCGTATGCGTTCCCTTCGCGAAGCGGCCGATGACGCACAATCTTGGGGACATGGCCCAGGCGACGTCTCTGACGAGTTCGAAGATGAAGAAATGGGAGACCCTTTTGTCGATATTGATTTATCAGAATCACAAGATCAACAAGATGAAATGGACGACCGACAGGAATGTGGTGAAATGGACGAGTTAGATCAAGAAATAGATGAAATGGATGAGTTAGATCAAGAAATAGATGAAATGGACGAGTTAGATCAAGAAATAGACGAAATGAACGAGTTAGATCAAGAAATGGACGAATTAGATCAAATGTTGCAGGGTCAACAACAGAAGAAGCAACAAGGTCAACAACAGAAGAAGCAACAAGGCCAGCAACAACAGAAGAAGCAAGAAGGCCAACAACAGAAGAAGCAACAAGGCCAACAACAGAAGAAGCAACAAGGTCAACAACAGAAGAAGCAACAAGGCATGCATCAATATGGCGAAGTTGACGATAAGGAAGAAGAGCAACAGGAGATGGAAGAAGCCGGTGACCACGCCGACGCTGTAGGACCTGGCGGAGCATCAAATTCTCAAGAACGTCGCACAAGAAATCCTGGCGCTCCACAAGAACAACAACAAGTTCAAGAAGCTCTTCGTCGTTTAGCTCGCGAGGCTCGCCTCCAGACAGAGGCGAAGAAGAAGGCTCAAGCTGCCAAGAAGCAACAAAAGGAAGCCCAACAAAAGGCTCAGAAGAAGCAGCAAGAGGCTCAACAAAAGATGAAGCAGAAGAGACAACAGGAAGCCCAGAAGGCGAAGCAAGAAGCTCAAAAGCAAGCGAAGCAAGCCAAGAAGATGCAAGAAGCTTATGCTTATTATGCAAATATTTTCAACGAGTCAGTGCGTCGCACTGCCAAGTTACAATCGGTTCTTGCAGAGAGCCGCAATGAAGCCCGCCTCAATGGCGCTTCGACAAGGTCGACGGACGAGACCTCAACTCTCCGTAAGAAGTTGGCGGAAACGAATCTGTTCAACACGAAACTCCTCTATTGCAACAAGCTACTCCAGAATGAATCGCTCACGAAGCGCCAAAAGGCCGATATCATCGAGCGTCTAGACGAAGCTTCAAGTGAAAGAGAAGTTAAGCTTGTATATGAAAGCCTGGTTAAAACGCTGGCAACACCTTCTCGCTCTTTGGCGGAAGGCGCTCGTCCAGTTCTTGGCTCTTCTTCGCAAGCAACGCGTCCAGCATCGACGGTTCTTAGCGAAGGCTACGAGGCTGATCGCTGGGCAAAGCTCGCAGGTCTTAAATGATTCGTTTTTAGTCAATATATTTTAGGAGAAACAAATGAAACAATTTACACTACAACATTTAGCGCAAGGTATCAGGGATAAGCACATCGGTGCCGAGCGCGCACGTCTTACAGAGAAGTGGAGTCGCACAGGTCTCCTCCGTGGCCTAGACGGTACTCGCCGTGAGGTCATGTCGCAACTTCTTGAAAACCAAGCTGCCCAAGTCCTCAAGGAGAGCAATGCTCTCTCGACGGGTGGTGGTAGCCTCGTTGGCTCCGGACAGATTCAGGGTTTTAGCAACATTGCCTTCCCGATCGTCCGCCGCGTGTTCGGTGGCCTCGTTGCCAATGAGCTCGTGTCGATTCAACCGATGAGCCTTCCCTCAGGTCTAATCTTCTATCTTGATTATACCTACGGCTCAGACGTCGGTAAGCCACTAGGCGAGTCCGGAGAGGTTTACTCTCGTGGTCAATCTCTCTACAACAACCCAGCTGGTAAGGGAGTTCGTTCCGGATCTCTTGCAACGGGTGGTATGTACGACCTCGTCGGTACTGGTTACTCTCGAGTGACCGGTTCAATGTCTGCGCTAAACTTCGCCGCAGGGACAGTGTACTCTGGTTCTTATAAGGGCGCCAATGCACTTACTTGGACAAACGGTGGAATCGTCGCAGCTTCGACCGACTTCTCGGGATCCAACGCGCGTTGGTTGGACTTCGACAGTCAGGTTGAGACAGCTGTGACGAATGGCGACCTTGACCTGTTCCTTGTTTACGTTCCTACATCTGCAATCACAGCTGCAATACCAGCTGCAGATTTTCTTGCAGTCGAACAAATCGCAATGTTCAGCGGCTATGGAGCTAATGCAACCGCATGGGGCGAAACATACCAGGGTGGCGAGGGCGTACTCAATCTTCGTCGCCTCAACAAGCGTGGTAACTTCAGCCCGGCTACCGGCTTCTCTCCAGATGCATTGAATGGTACACACGTTCAAATGGTTCTTAAGGGCGCAAACGGCCTCAGCGCACTAACATCAGGAAACGGTGCACTCTCTTGTGCCGTCGCGTCAAGCCTCTCAGTTGATTCGGCATCGGGTGCGACCGTGACCGTTCCGTCCTTCGAGTCTGACTTCGGAGCGACACCGGCACCGGCGATCCCAGAGATCGACATCAAGATCGAGTCCATCGCGATCACAGCAGAGACTCGCAAGCTCCGTGCCAAGTGGTCGCCGGAACTCGCACAAGACCTCAATGCGTACCATTCGCTG